CTTATCATTAATAACAATTCTAATGAAGTTAGAAACGTTTGCATAGCGACCGGTTACGACTATTCTCTTTTCATCATTAGAGTCAGCGTCAAAGTTGTATTTAGCCTTATAATCACCGATCTTCTTACCAACAAAGTTTTCAGAAGTAGGATCAAGTACGCATGCAGGATAGCTCTCAAGAACCTCAGGGCTCATGTCATTATCATCAAATCTTCTTACTTGAACTTCGAACTGTGGGTACGGATAGTTTCCGTCGATAGAAGCACGCAGATTAACGACAGATACCTTTACCTTATCGTTTCCATAAGCTCCATCAGAAAGAGCCTCGAAGTGAAACAAATCATATTCTGCACCACCGTACGGCTGTGAGATAACTTTCGGAGACTGTGCTTCGGTGTATCTAGTATCATAGCGACCAAAGAGCGGTCCATACTGGATACCGGATTTAGCGGTAGCAGAAGAACCAGAGCAAAGAGCGATAGGGTAGTGAGTAATACCATCACTCCCTGCGGGATCAGCATTGCTCTCATCGAGTCCGGCAATCTCTATAGCGACTGGGAAGTCTAGATAAAGTAGGTGCTGCTCTTCGTAGAACTTGAGTGGATCAGTGTTCAGAACCTTAGCAATGTAGTTATCATTCTCAGGATCTAAAGAAGCTGTCATAATCTTAATGCCGACGCCAGCCTCTCCCTTGCACATACTTGTGTATGCCTCTCCTCTTGAAGAAGAAACAGCAAGAGCGAAAAGCCCAGTCATTGATTCGCTGGTACCTGCGCCGAATTCATTCAGGGGTGAAGCAAGATCGTCGAGAGTGTTTGACCAAACCTGACCAATATCCATCACCTGCATACGGCTTCCGGATGCATTAAAGATTACACCTCTAACAAGATTAACTCGGCCTGCGCCGGAAATATTGTACGAAGGGTTATCAATAAAACGAGGGTCAGAATAATCTGTGTTACCTGACACATAGTGACGAGCACAAAGAAACTGTACTCCACCATCTGCCGGCGTATCACTTGGATATGTGCCGGTGTCGGGATCAAATCCCTGCCATACAGAAGTTTCTGGTTCTAATTTAAAGCCAGCATTCTTTACTGTGCCATACACTGTTGTGGCGTTAATATCAGCTGTTGTTTCGTTTGCGCCCGCTCCAAGCGTACGCATATAGGTTAGTGCAGTACCATTCGCGAGGAATGCTTCTACAGCAAACGGCCCGAACCGGTCAGCGTCGAGGGCTCCAAACTTATTAACAAAGTCTGAAACTCCACCTACAGTGACTGGAATAAAGGCTGGGCCTTTTTCGGCTGTTCCAACAACACCTGCTGGTACGCCTATGATTTCAGTTGTTCTTTGAGTCGCATCGATTTCGCGTTCAAAGAATCCTGGTGATCTAAATGTTTGTTCTGCCATGAGTACGGTCTCCTGGATCTGCTATATCACAAATAACTATTCTGTACAATGTCTAAATGTCTCAAACTCGCCCATCATTATTTAAGCAGTTTTCCTAAATCAAGTAATATACCTTCTGGGGAGTTCTTGCTAAATCGAAAAACTGTTTCTCCACTTTTTTGGTTCATGCTAGATATCTGAATCTCCATGTGTTCCGGTTTGCCTGTGAAAGGGTTAATATTAGTAATTATAGTCGTCGGCGTCGTCCTTCCCGTCTGACCCGCAATTGTTCCTGCATTCTGTCCTCCAATCTCAACTTGAGGAGTGCCCGGGAAGCCAGTCGCGACTGCGGCTTGCATTGCGCTGACCCCTATCGCTGCTGGGGGGTAACCATCGCCAGTTGTAGCAGCATCGGAAAGAATCCATGCCGATGTGTCTCCATTATACGTTCCTGCGGGCGGAGGAGTAGAAACGCCTCCGATTGTCGAATCTACACCGAATGAGACCTCTGGAGAAGAAATAGTTCTTCTAAATGGAACGGGCTGGCCTGGCTCTTGTCCAGCGACGAGATACGCGGCGACTGATAAATTAAAGGAATATTTGACAAGTCTTTCTGCGTCTGTGAAATCATCAAAATTATTTTGCGGATTTAAGGCTGCGTCGACAAACGCTGTGAATCTATAACCGTCATCCGTGTTTATTACAAACGTTCTCCTGCGGTTTTCTACATAACCGCCCATCATTACTGTCAGAAGCGTGTTCATTTCTTGAGTATATTGCGTCCAGAAAGTTATTTCATAACTCGCAGTGTATTGCTTGATCGGAGGCATCTGGATAAATTCCATAAGATTCCCAGAAATATTAGGCTTTAAGATTGTTCCTCTTCTAGATGAAAATGGTATTGCAACTGCGGCTCTTCTTGTAGCGATTCTTCCAGCCTTTGTTCCACCACCGTCACCATCGTCCTTATTATCATTAGTAGCAATAGCGATGTCGTCGGCATTCTTAAATCCAAGATTGTTAAACCACCGTTGGTATCTTTCGTCATCCTTGGTTATTTTTGTCCTAATCGTAATTGGACCGCCCTGGAATTGACCGGCTCCTTTGGCATTTTCCTGATCGATACCGGTCCTGATGATCGATATTAAGGGAAGTATTAGCGCATTTGACTTGTCACGTAGAGGTTTGTTACGTGCAAGAATCGCGAACCGCTCACCAGTAGCAAAGATGACTGGTACTTTTTTCATTTGGTCTTTTCGCTTGTAGAACAGCGGAAGCTCTTTATTAAAGAGATTGAACACCCCACGATCAACATCTTCGATCGTGCAGGAAGGGATCGTAAAATCATCAGGTACATCTTTCTCCATATACCCAGTGTCTACAATCTCAAAATCACCTTTTTCTATTGAATATCTTGTTGGCATACCTTAACTCTCGTCGTAGAAAGAAGAGCTGATCTCGCCGGGAGAGCCTTTCGGGCTAACCTCAGCAGGTGCTGGTTCTGGTGGAAGCTCAAGCTTGCCTTGCTCTATTAAAGCACGCTTGTCACCGGTGGGGCCTTCAGAATTTTCAGCGAATCCTCGCTGTTGAACGAACGTTCTTTGTATCGCGTCGGGGTCTCCAGGATAGTACCCTTCATCAGTAGGACCATGAGGCTGCTTGTCGATTAAGCCCTCTCTTGCTTGCTTGCCAAGCAGCTTAACACCTGTCATATATTCTATTTCGCCATAGATATTTGACTGCCAGGTGATGGAAACAATCTCAAAAAACGTTTCGCCATAGGAAAAGTAGTCTCCCTCCCTAACGCTTATGTCCTTGTCTATCAAATCTTTATAATGAAGATACGCTTCTGTCGTGTATGTACTCTCAGAGCCAAAACGGTTGGTCGACACAGTCTGTGGCTCCCAAGCTACTTGTGCATCTATCTCTATGGGAGGGTCAAAATACTTATCGACAGCCTCTTCATACACATCATGAATTTTTGTGACGTCGACCCTGACAGAATAGTAGTATATCCTTTGGCCGACGACATCTTTTATTAACTCTTTTGTTAAGTCAGATATCAGGTCTTGCTCACGCGGGGTGATAAATAATCTAGCCATGTATCAGTCTCCCGTTCATTTCATGATTATAGATTTGCCCAGCGGCATTGGTATTGCCTTAAGAGCTCTCGTGATATTTTCTGCGTCTGTTGCTTGTCCTTCTAACAGCTTACTGTATGTCAAGCTGTCTAGCAGCTCGACCAATTGGTCTCTAAGACGTGTTTGATCTTCCCTTCCTTGAGATATCAAGTCTCCCCCATTCAGGTTTAGATCTCCAGAAGGAATTGGTACTGTTGCAAACTTTGACCTTACTTGCCCAAGTAATTCTTTGCACAAAGCCAAAGCGTATTGTCTAACCCACTGGCGTCCTACAGAGTTCGTTTTATCATACTTCATTCTACCGAAAGGTACGTTAGCAAGATTTGACACTCCATAAATGGAATCATCTCGAATATCAGGATCGTACGGATTAGGTGCAAACCCAACTCGAATCCACAGCTTAGGTAAACTACCGGAAAGCTCTGTTGGCATGGGATAAATGCGTATCTTACTGCCTATAATACGGTAAGAGTAATTAGATTTTCTCACTCTATTAGATATCTTCATCTGGCCGGCTCTAAGAACATCTTCAAAAACAGGCAATACGTAGAATACTGTTTCGGGTGTAAACGACTCAAAGGAAAACTCATTATTAAGATAATTGATCGCAGACGTAGTGTCAAAAAATCGGTAGGCAGCCTGTGGGCTGAAGTGAAAGACTTCTCTTATCTTCATCTTGGAGCGTGGAGAATTTCGGCTGCTAGATACTATCAGTGTGCCGCTCGAATCTTTTAAGTCTTTGTATATGTCGTAGTCTTGAACCTTGTACTTAAGCTGGATTGACCCAGAGACCTCGTTGTATGAACCCCCTAAACCTGCCTCCATGCTATATGGCTCAGCCATCCTGAGAAGATACTCAAGGTTCTGGCGAGGAAACAAGCCTGTCTTATTACTACCAGTTGCAACGCCGAGCAAATTACTTAGCTGTGACTTTGCATCTGCTTCGTTAATAATTCGACCATACTCAAGGAATGATTCCTCAAAGCATGCCCACATTTGCTTCTTTGTTAATTCAACGCTGAGGATATCGTCGCCCAGCTTTCTCTTAACAAAAGAAATTATCGAATCAGCCTCCGTCTGAAATTCAGTATCAGTATCGAAGAAGCTAAAGGGAGTTGGATTTTTGGTAAAAGCAAAAGAAGACATTTGGCACCCTATTCTAACTATTACGTCAAGGGTGAAATGTCTTCTAAGAAAAAATCAAGATGACTAGCTTTCTTAAAGGCCAGCGGCTGTTATATCAGCGTCTCGAATCAAAGAGCGGTTTCGCAACATCATAACAATTTTTCCAATTTTATCATGTGCACTAGCGTCATCGCTGGATGCCTTTGGTGCTGGAGCTGGAGCTGCGGTTCTTGGCGAGCTAGCTCGTAAATCAGCAATCTCTGCTTTTAGAGCTTTTACTTGACTCTGTAAAGTTGTAACCTGCTTCGCTAAAGCAGCTGTTGTTGGTGTTGACGTCTTCTTAGATGACGTGGTCTTAGTTGTAGCCATGTCTTTCCTCCGAGTTGTAT